TTGTAAGGGGTGTCACTCCACACAGTTAACATCAAGTAGATAACTGTGTGGGCTCTTTCTGAGCTACTTGAGCTGTTGATGGCTCACCAGCATCAGAAAGAGCTTTTTTGTTACTATCGAGGACGTTAGTAACTTCTGGGGTTTCTATAAAACCCATTTGTTTTAATTCTTCTTTGTTGTCGGGATTTGACACAAATTCATAAAATTTGCCCGGATCGTTATCAAATTTTTTACGAATATCTGAAGGTATATTAAGAAATTCTAATTGCGCATCTCGAACTAAGTCTAGTGCTTCTCGGTAATCTGCTACTTCCGAGAAATCTCCGTAGCGAGCTTTGCCGCGCTGTACGTGTTCTATTATGCCATTTCTATCGTGTCTTTTTATTATATTAATAACATCACATTCTTCCTTAAAATGTTGTTGTGTTAAACTTTCTCCGCTAGTTTTAAATACATATTTTTTATGCGGCTCGTAAGCTGTTCTAAAAGTTTGTGTAATTGTTGTTTCAACTTTTGATTTTTTGTTCATGGTGTATATGCCCTCTGTCGTAAACCACTAGTTACATTTCTATATTTTCTGTATAAACTAGTAGTGTTTTTCACTTTTGCACGTGGTGCTTTTTTAATTGGCATATTGCCAATTCTCTTTTTAATAATTGGTTCTTTTGCATTTGAATTTTCAAAAAGCTTTCCAATATCGCCGTCTATTAAACTTAATAAACTAGACGAACTATTACTTATAGTTTTGGCTAATTTATCTAATAATTCTGGATTTTTTTCTATTAACTCAGTTAATATTATATTCATTGGTCGTGCATTTAATACAGCACTTCCAAATGGTTTTTTATCAAAATAATTAGCATTTTGTTTAGCTAATCTAGCATTTTGAACTGCTTGATCTGCTTGAGCAGTTTGCAAAATTTTGGCATTTGTTACTTGCTGACCTCTTGTATATGCTTGTCCATAATCTTGTGCTGGAATACCAGCTCCAGCCGGTGTACTTGCACCACCCATTTTTCCAGCTAAAATGGGATTTAATCCGGCTTTTTTCATGTCAGACATTGAACGTTGATATGCTGTATTAGACATATCTTTTTGAAATTGCATTTGAGTATTTGCAATTTTCTTATTAGTTTTATTTGTTAAATGTGTTCCTATAACACTTGCAATAGCATCAAACATTAGAAATGATCTATCAGACCAGGTACACCATAAGTCGGCATTGGTCTTGCACATTTAAGTTTAAAATACATATCCAATATTAAATTTGGATAATTTTGTACTGCTGTTACTCTATCTACTGGTGGGTTTTCTTCAATAAAACTCGCATTTAATGCAGGCAAGCTACCAAAATCTTGTGCCAAATGCCATGTATCTAAACTTTGAGCAAAGTTTGAACGCATTTGACCAGTAACATTACTTGGTTTATATCTGTATTCTGCATATCTTTCTTGATATCCAAATACATTGTCATCATCGTTTGTTCCTTGTGCATAAATCTCTTTATTTAGCACTGCTTGTTCTCCAAGATGGGCTAGAGCAGGCCAATAAAAGTCCCATCTTGTTTGTCTACTAAAATGTCTGGCTAATCCTTGCTGATATGTTAAATCAGCAAATACGCAAGCTAAACCTATTACTACACTATGTTCTGTAAATGATTTATTAAATCTGTGGCCGGTAAAACCGGTAGTACCATACCCACTAAGATTACCTTGTGGGGTTGTAGCATCTGTACTACTTGTTTGTGCTATAGGATTAATATTAATCCTATCTTTTCCGCCTCCGAGGTATTCGGGGCGTTGTAATCTAGCATCAGGGCTAGTTACTCCGAAGTGTGATTGTATAACTTCGGTATATCTCGTTCCACCCCTTGCATCTTTTTCATATAATCTTTGTATTTGAAATGCTTCTCTTAATTGATTTATAGTAGCCGCAGTTGCAGTACTAAGATCTGCATAAATATTGGGATAACCAGTATTATTTGGATCTTCTTCTATAAATACATTATTTCCACTTGATGAATCAGTAGCATTAAAATAACTATTAAAAGCATCTGTTGTTGTACTTCCTGTTTGATAAGTATTAACAGGCCCAGCTACATAATTTTGATTGGATGCTCCAATACCTATAACTGGGGCAACAGTTCCTAATGGTAAAGCAACTGCATCACCTTTTTGTGGCCAAGGTAATGCACTAGTAAAATAATCATGCCTTTTACCTCTTTTTAATAATGTGTAATCAGTTAAAGTATCAGGACCGTCGCCTTTATCAACTGTTACACTATCTTGTAGATTTTGATCTCTAAACCATTCGTTATATATTAAATTATATGCTCTACCGCATAAATTATTAAATGATAAATTAATATCTGTTGGAACACTAAAATAATCATATAACGTACTATTTGTTATTGTACCGCTTGTTTGAGGTACTAAATAATCTGTACTATCTCCGGGATTGTCTTGCTCTCCGCAAAACTTCTCCCAATTGTTCCATATCAATCTATATGGAACTGCAAAGAAAAATGTTTCTATATATAAATTATCCATAAATGGATTAATTGGTGTTGCTAAACGGCCAAAACCGTTAGCATCCATGGTAAACGTATCGCCGGGTAGTGCTTCATCATAAAATATTGGCACTAAATATCCTGCATCAAAAGTTGTCTTTAAACCGTGGTCACGGTTAAATACTGATCTTTGTATATCTACTTTTGGTACTCTACTAAAATCTTTAGTTATAGTACTTGGTAATGTTCCCATAGGTCCAAACATGTTTTTATTCCTTTGCTTCTTGTAATGTTAATAGCTCAATTATAACTTCTGGTGGGTTGTCGGCGGTAGGGATTCCACCGATTTCGTCCCAACTTCCTATTCGCATTAACGTGAAATCTTCTGGAAATTTGCTGAATGGTGCATTTGGATTGTTTAATAAATCCATACATTGTCGTGTTGCTGTGCCATCTGTAAGTTCCACGAATGGCTGCATATATGTTCCAGACTTTTTGTCGTAAATTGAATATAAGTTCTTGTCCATAGTTTTGTCCTCGTTTGGTTGTTTTCATTATGTAAAAGTTACATAATATATAATACGAGTCAAACTTTTTTATATGTCTCTTATAAGTCTTTGTAATTGTGTAATTTTTACTTGTTCTTGAACAAATAGCCTATCCATACGTTCATCGTATTCGGCATACACTTCTGGTGCTTTTTCTTTACGTTTGTTTTTTATTTCTTCTTTTTCTTCTTCCGATAATAAATTATCGTAATATCTTGGGGGTCTAATTTTTTTTCCATTTATTACACAATAATCATTTGGGTAAACATCAGTTTTATATTTTTTAAACCAGTCATATCCAATTCCGGGTTTTCTACTCATTGTGCAATATTCTGGTTCTATCACCTCCCCAGTTTGGGGATTGTAATAATGCGCTTCCGCATTTTTTCCTTTTTGTTTTTTCATTATATATCGTGCTACATATGCACAACTTGTAAATGTTACTTCTCCTATCACAACATGGCCATATGGCCATAGTTTTTCTAATTCTTCGCTTCTATAATATTTTTGTTTATTTCTTGTAGTCCATAATTTCCTATCTGGAAATTCATATCCAAATATTAAAGCATGATAGTGAGGTCTTTTATTTTGTTCACCGTATTCTCCACAGTGAAAAAATCTTATTTTATTGTGCTTCTTTCTCAATCTTTTCATAAAGAGTTGAAAATCACGCACATCTACAGAAGCTGGATTGCTTCTTTTATCTAATTCTTCTTGATTAAATGTTAATGTAATAAAACATGATTTTTCGTGCATTTGATTTTCATGCACTAATCTTACAGCCCATTGTCTGCTGTATTCTAATCTACATCCCACACATTGACCACATGGTAAATTAAACCCTTTCGCAAATGGAAAGGGCTTATTAAATGTTATTTTACCTTCACTTCTAAAGGCAAGTAGTGGGTGGTAGCATGCCATAGCATGTTATATTCTGTATCCGCCACGCATTGGTTTAACGTGGTTTTTTTTATTTACTTTCATTGCAGTTTTAGCAAACTGTCTTTTTGATTTCTTTCTTGACATTTTCTTTCTATACATGTCTTTCTCCTTTTTTTTTG